GTGTCCAGCAAGAGGTCGCGGAGACGGTCGAAGTACCTTACTTCGTACGCGGCTGACAAAAATTTGCCGGCCATGTAGTCGCGATCACTGACGGTGGCGTTTAAATTAGCCCTCATCGGTAAGCGCTCGGTAAGTCGACCCATCATGGGGACTGGAACCGCCATCTCGTGGTTCCCGTGTGGAGCGTAAAACCGCTTTCTCAAGAAAGTCGCCATGTGCGGCTTGGGGAGAGCGATCTCAACTTGCATACCGGCCTGCCTTGCAGACTCCTGGTAAGCTTCCACTACAGGCTGCAAAATCTCTACAGCCGGTACCGTGCTAAGCACGGGGGATTGGATGATGGTTAGCTCGTCGTCTCCAAGGATGATGGAGAACGATTCGGGCGACGAAGTGTGGGACAACCCTGCAAGCTTTATGCAGATGTTGACGAATGTGTTCCCCGTCGCGGTGGGGCATTCGCCGGACAGTCTCTGGCCGTAGATTTCCACGGTCATCCCATGCGGGGTGAAGACGGTCCATTCCGTACACTTCGCAACCTCAGCGCAATACCACATGGGCGCGCCGAGCTTCTTGTAGAACATAGCTTCATATTTCCGCATGTCGGGAGATTGAAGCGCGTCGTTGGACTTGAAGTCCGCCTCTACGTAATGGCCGTGGAATTGTGTCACGGTCTCGGCGATCTCTTTCGAATTCATGCCAGAGGCATACACGAATTTGTGACCCTTATTGCGAGGGTTCGAAAGAGAAAGTACCGAACTCATGCGTTTGCTGAGTTCATTGGTAACTGCACCCATGACAAGATTGCTCCTGTCGGTGCCGTCGTAGACGACTCTAGGGGCGGACCCTGGAGCCTTGTTGTGCACTTCCAACTTGGTGATGACAGATTTGTCGTGCATGCCTTTTGGCGCAATGGGTTCGGCGAGCGCAGCCTCCATGGCTGCCTTCTTGGAAGAACGGAGAGTGTTCATCCAGGCGCGCAGAAACCCCTCATCCACTTCAATAGTGGGGAACGCATCGAATTTTTGCAAGAGGAGATAAAACCCCCTTACAAAACCCCCTTCCACTTCGGGAATGGGGATTTTGTCCGCGCGTTTGAAAAGCGCGGACAATTCGGATCCTGCATCCCCCCGGGTAACAATGGGGGGGTTGGGGACCGGCGCTCCAAGATTGACTTGGACTTTAGGCTGGGCGGTCTTGACCTTGCGGTTCTTGACCACCGGGCGAACGTTGACATTCCTGTCTACAGTGGGATACTCTTGGTGAGTATCACGCACATCACCACTCACGTGAGGCGTGAGCGTCTTGTTCTTGCTGGTGTGTTTTTGACGATTTTTCTTCGTCACGACTGTGAATTGGTTGGTTTGGGAC